CTAATCTTTTTCTAGTAGAATTAGAAGCAAGCACTGGTCTTGTTGAATTAGAATAAATCAAAAAAAATGGCAAATAAAAAAATAAGTGACGCAGCTTTCGTAGTTACTACAGATATAACAACAATAGACGGTTTAGCTGGATATTCTGGAACAGCAAACTCAAAAATAAGTGGTAACGATTTAGTAAATAGTTTAGAAGAAAACTTAGATTTAACTGACTTTACACAATTCACTGGATCACCAGGACAAGTTTTAACTATTAACGTGGTCTACTATTCCTTCTGCAACTACGCCTGATATTGCGGATGTGTTAACCGAAGGTGATACTTCAAATGCTGGTCAAAAAATTGCATTTGTAGACAGTACGTTTACAGGTAATACTCGACTACAAGCTAGTGGACTTATATCTAGCTATGGCGGAAATTTTACAATTCAGCACACTCAAGGTGGTACTCTAAGAATTGAAAACTTTAACGAAGCAGGCACTGATCCTATAATATTAGACGCAAATGATGGTTATATTAGAATGCAAAGTTCTGTCCAATTACTAACAAATGATATTTTAGATAGTAACGATTTGTCAGGTACAGCTGGTCAAGTATTAAGCTCAAAAGGTAGTGGAAGTGGAACAGAGTGGATAACACCAGCCGGTGTTTCTAGTTTTACAAATTTAACAGCTGGAGATGTTGTAAAATGGAGTTATGAAGATGATGGACCAAATATAGAATTAATAACTACTCAAGATCCTGATCCAGCTATTACTCTTGACAATGTTATTACAATGTGGGATAATACTACAAATACTGCAAGTGATATTTCAGATATACCAGATGGCGCAACAGGTACATTAATAGTACATCCTACAGCAAACCCTTATTTTAACTTTCCAACAGGTAGTAAATTATCAGATGCATCAAATATTAGATTAGATGGTGCTACCAAAGTATTAAGATGGCTTAAAGAAGGTGATGGAGCAGATCCTACTCTTAGTCCAACTGCTGCTGGTTATGGTTGTTTATATTGGGCTGGCTTTGAAAATTTTACAACTGCAGCTGTAATACCAGGTCCAGATATTGAACCAGCTATAATAGATAATTTATATGGCTGGTGGGATCCTGCAGATTATACAGGTGAAGTTCTTGGTGATCAAAATGATCCTGATACAGGTTCTCCTTATTTAGGAGTAGTAGATGGTAGTACAATACCATCTAAGTCTTTAGGTGGAAGTTCTACTGGAAACTCACTGACAGTTAAAAATTTTGAATCACAAGCAGATGAAGCTTGGGAACATATTCAACTTAGAGATCCAGCTGAGGGTGGTAGTGATGTTTATAAATCTTTTTATTGGACTGATACCACTGGTGAAGCTGGGTATGTATTCAATAATTCCACTGTTAATCCTAGTGGAGGTAAATTTACCGTCATGGTATGG